AGCCGCGACCCAGCCAAAAGGTGTGACCATGCGATTGTGCGCAGTCCGACCAACAAACCTCGACCTATTCCCATGACGGTTGAGAGCGCTTTACCTGCGCCCAGTATGCCGATGTTGAGTTTTCTTGATAGTGTGATGACCGTCATGATGCCTTGACCAAAGCTCCATACCCCTTTGGTTAAACTCGCTATCCCGCCGAGCACTTTCGCGCCCGCAATGGCGCCTAACACCCAAAGTAGCGTATCTCCGTTTTCAATGACCCAAGTCATGCCCTGGCTTATGGATTGCGACCAGACATCCATCGTGGCTTTGTTCTCTTTTATCCATTGCGTCGCACGGGTAAAGACCGTCGTAAAGGCAGGAAGCAGTTCAACCAAGAGCTGGTTTTTAACACCAGATAATGTGGACTGAATATCGAGTAAACGGTTGTTAAATTCTTCTGCCTGGCGCGCTTGCTTCTCATCAAACACATTGCCTGTATCGTTCGCTTCTTTTCTGAGCTCGCGAAGTCCTTTAGAGCCATCCTTTAGCATATTGACCATCGCCACCCCTTCGCTGTCGAAGAGTTTCATCGCAAGCCGGACTCGGTCCGATTGATTGGTGACGTTTTGCATCGCATCGGCAATGTAATGAAGCTGCTCATCGGGGCTTTTCGAGTTTAAGTACTCAGCACTTAATCCCAGTTCATTGAGGCATTCACCGCTTCTCCAGTGCCTTGCGCTGCCTCCGCAATTCGTCTTGTGGAGCGCTGCATCGCCATGCGTGTTTGCTCGATACTCAACCCACTTCGCTGCGCGGCATAATCCAGCTCCTGCACCGCCTTCACACCCAAACCCAGTTTGTCAGCGTGCCTTTGCGCCGCATCGAGCTTCTCGGCCAGTGACGTGGTCATTTTAAATGCCCCGCCCATGGCGAGCGTGACCGCACCTGCACTTCGTGTTCCCCACTTACCCAGTGTTGAAAGTCTGCTCTTGGTTTGTGACAGCGCACTGGTGTAGTCCTTTTGGCGTTTGGCCGCAATAATGGCGGCAGATTGCTGACGGGCAAGTTCGTAACGCTGCGTCTTTAATGCGATGCTTGCGGCTTTGGATTCTCGCTGTAACCTCGCTTGCTCTTGAGATAGACGCTTGGTATTGACCCCAGCCTGCTTGAGACCTATTGACGTGTGTTTGAGGGCTTTTTGCTGAGCACTGGCCCTTTTATTGAGCGCCGCCAACTCCTTCTTTGCTTTGCCAAGCGAGCGAGTTAACCCTTTGGTGGGCTTGTCGGCCTGTCTTAGTGCTTGGCTTAAACGGTGCACCTCGGCTTGCTGGTGACGAATGGCCGCTTTGGTATCCTGCGCCCCTTTTTTAAGCTCACGAAAGCGTCCCACTTCAGAAGAGGTTGCATTTAATGAGGTCAAAGTTCGACGGGTAGACTCAAAGCGCTGATTCAGCGCCTTGGTCTGTTTGGTTGCTTGCTTTAACGGTGCTGATGCTTGGTCGGTCAGTTTAAGTATCAGACTTGCGGTCAGATTGGCCACTTCGCACCTCCGCTTTTTGTCGCCACGTGGCCAGCTCCTCTAGTGACATGGTATCCATGTCACTCGGGCGCCAATGAAAAATCACCGCGATATCGGCGTACCACTCCTCGATATCGTCGGGCGTCTCTAGGACTGCTTCAGAATGTCCGCCACTTCTGGTATGTCTTCGGCGAAAAAAATCGTCAAGGTCTCCGTAAACTTACGGATATCACACGGATGAAGCTGGTTAAGCTCGACCAGAGTGAGCGTGGTAATGCGTGTGAGCAGCTCAAAGACCGAATCAAAATCGAGCGCATCGATGGCGCGCATCGAGAGGCCGCGATAATCGCCCCCCATCGGCTTCCTCACTTCAACGGATTGGATGGCGTCCTTTCCCTCACCGATAGGGTGAGTGAGTACCACAGTGCGTTTGTTCATAGTTTCATGGTTAAATTCCCAATGCGTCTCGAATGGATTTGGTTACGTCTTTGCCGCCTGCGCGAATGATGCCGGTTGCATCTTCCACAAAGTACAACTCCTTGCCGTTGACGTGATAGCTGAAGAAATCGAGCGTCACGACAAACTTTTGGGTATACTCCGCGCCGCCAGAGGTGAAGTTGGATGACTCCAAGGTCTTCCAAAGGCCATTGGCTTTGATTTCAATCTTGTCGGTCGCGCCTCGCTGGGTGACCGCGCCGCGAATGGTGATAGCTCATCATCCGCATTCGGATTACCCACATAGCCCACCATCTCAGGACAGGGATCACGAAAGGTCATTGAGAGCTCCATCTTTTCAAGCCCCAGAATTTCTTCCGTCTTCATTGCAAGACCACTGTTGCGAAACTCCTCGACTGCCCACTCAATATTGGGCACTTCGACTTCAGAACACTTACCAAAGAAGGTGTTGTCACCTGCGTAGACGTTAATGTCTCGTAATACTTTTGCCATGACCGTTCTCCTAGCTGGTATAGTCGGCTAACACTTCGTTATAGCGTCATGGTTGATGTGTTGTCTAAAGACCAAACGCTCGGCCACGCCATAAAACTGAAGCTCATAGTCCCAATAAATCTCGCCAGAGCGAATGGTTTCATCGTCATTGAGCTCCGCATCCAGCCAGACGCGCCCGCCGCGCAAGACGTTTCGCTTCACCAATCGGCGAATGAGTCCATCAATACGGTCGGTAATACCTGCTACATAGGCTTGGTGATATTGCGATCGACATAATCCAAGTGCGCCAGCTCAATCGATTCGCCTACCACATAGCGAATGCGCTCTTGGTTAAAGAACTTGTGATTGGTGAGGCGATTACCCCATAGGTAAAACTTGCTGTCTCGACCCGTAAAGACGGTAATGTCTTTTTCATTGAGCAGATTGGCGGTGCTTAATGGGTCGCCTGACTGCCAGTCCACCTCGGGTTTCATGCCTGCAATGCGGATGGGACGGTTAGAGGGGGACTCCCAATACCCATACTCGGCATCGCAGCGAAGAATATGCCCAAGCACCGTGCACTGGAGGGGCGCTCATAGGTGAGGCCATCGTTGCCGATGAGTTTCACGCGCGGATGCACGTAGTACGCATGGGTGTAGCTTCGACCCTCGGCCACCACATCCGCAAAGGTAAATTTCGAGCCTTCAATGATAGGGTGCGCTCGCAGGCGCTGCGCCACCGCTTCCATGGCTGCGCCCACACCAGGCAGTGACGAGTATTCTGGCACCGTAATGAGACGAGGCTTAATTCCCAGCGTGGACCCTGCCATCAACAGCGCTTGCAACCCTGAATGCGCGCCATTGGCATCCACGCCACCAATTAGGTTGCTAATGAGCTGCGCTTGGTCAGCGTCATCCTCAACACGCACCACCACACAGAGCCCCATTTGCTGATTCGACATTTCCGTTAAATGCCAAAGGCAGGGTGCCAGTCGTACCGGCTTTGGCAATGTGCTTGCGTTGATTGACCAATACGGGTGTGTTAAGTGGGAACGCTTCATACTCCCCACCGGATAAAAACGTGTTAGGTTGGATATCGCAGACACCGCTACCATCACTCTCTTGTGTGGTGGTCACCAAAAGCGAGGCGGCCGCATGCGCGACGCAGGCCGCTTTTACCTGCGATGCCGTAGCGCTCACCACGCCGCTTGCGTCAGTACCTAATAGAACGTGTATATTCTGTTTGGCTTTGACTGAGACCGTGGTTGTGACATTGGGTCCAGAGCCTGCTTCAAACGTGACGTTCACGCCATTACCTTCTGCGCCGTTAAGTATGGCGGTAAACGTCACATCGTTTTTGTCCGCCACTGAGCCTAATGTCAGCGACGCTTTGATTTCATCGGCGGCATTGGGCGCGGTGCCAATCATCGCCCCCACCGAGCACGAACGATCTCAATCGGACCCGCGCCATCATCGAGATAAACGGTCTCGACACCGTGTAGATAATCACTCATTGGTTGCTCCTGGAAGAATGGGGAAAGTGGGAGTGAAGTCATTGAGCGCCTGTGAGGACGCCTGACCGATAAAAGTGTGTACGGCTCGTCGCCATGCGATGGTGCGGCCCACTTGAGTGGCGTAGTCGTCGGCTTTGGCGATGAGCCCCTCGCAAAACGCGCGTTTATCCTCATCAGAGACAATCGCATCAATGGTTGGAGTGACAGCCGCATTGTCAGCTAAATATGCTCTCGCTTCATTCACCTGAATGGGCCAAGAGTCAATTTCAGAGGAAGGGTACGCGTCACGAATAGGCGCCAATACTCGCTCGACCTCTGCATGGGTTGCACGTATAGCAGCCTGTCTCCGTACATTCATTGGCTCTTCAGAGGGAGTGATTTGCTCAGCGAACTGCGCTTCTACCTCTAGATACTCTTGACGGCAGTCTTCGCTGTAAAGCTCAGAGTTATGCAGCATCTTTGTTTTACCACTTTCGTACGTACACAATAAGGTGCTGTCATTCAAGCGCTGAACTTGAATAGGGATGTCGGTTTTCACGATACACTCCAATAGTTTTCCATTTTGTAGGACGGCATGCAGTTGAACGTCACTAGTTCTGTGCTCTTATTAATCACTGTTATGCTACGAGCATTGGCAGGAAGCATGAATTCATGCTGACCTGGGGTCACCACTATGAAGGTTAAGATTTTAAGGTTTGAAGCATCATATACATCAATATTTACATCCCGTATGTATGACGGGATATTTCCGTAAATGAACCCCAGCTTAAATGTATCGGTGGGAAGAGCACTACTCATGCTATCTCCAGGGTACAGGTGCCCCCAAAAAATATTGCCCAAAAGCGTCACCGGGCCAAACACGTTGTCTGCGCGAGCCGCATGTTGATTGAAATAGTCCAGCGTGACATACACCAAGGAAGGGTCAATGAGTATCGTGACGTTATCGGCAGACTCCACCGCTTGATAAAATCGTATTGTTAACTCTTCTGGGGCCTTCAATCTGAGTAGGTTTGTAACCTTCTGGCAGCTTGGCGATGGTGATCAAATCGCTTCATCATCAAAAAGCCCCGCTTCGCGAATAAAGAAACCGCCATGCTCCACAGGAATGGTCATCTGCGTCATCACTTGATGTTGGTGCCCCACACCGCTTTGCTCAATGACGTTTCGGTAACGCTCGTTTCTCAGCGCGGTTTCTGTACCGTCAGGGTCGTAGTGCGCGCCGTTGGCATCGCCTACAGCCATTTCGGTCAGATTGACCTGTGTCCCATTCGCAATGGCATCTGCCACTTTGGCACGGCCACATCAGTGAGCTTACAATAAAACGTCGTCATGCATCCGATACCTCTAAGGTTTTGTAACGCACCACCCCTATCGCGTGCACGACGCGGCCTGATACGTTAGGGTTAACAAAAAACGCCCTATCCATCATCGATACGGTGGCACATTGAGTGGAGGCGCTTCCGGTGGTCATGTAACCTGACACTTCGGGGTTAACAAAAAATACACCGTCCATCATCGATAGAGTGGCGTATTGAGAGGAGGCTCCTCCAATCACCATACGGCCGTGGACATCAATCGCATACGCAATCGCAATAAGGTGGCTGCGCAGGTTCTTGGTTTTGTTAATGAGCCGAACAATGAGTGCTTTCGTATCGCTATCAAGAAATTCGTCCGATACGGCCACCTCAGCTTTAAAGGTGAAAGGCGCCCCTTTGGGGACTTGCTGCCACCATTCCACCACGGTGACCGTCTTATCGATACTCGCCAGCGCATCACTCACGGCCTTTTGGTGCCTCGAATGCGATTGACATAAGGCAATGAGGCGATGTATTGACGCTGTTGCTGCTCGGTCCAGTGGTCACTCCATTCTGTTGCTCGCATGGCAAAGGCGAGCCAAGGGAGCCAATCTTTTGGGCAAAGCCATGGGTTCCACAAGGTGGCGACTTTGGCGACAGGGACACCGCTTAATGCATCCAGCGCTTTGTCCATGGCTTGCAATAAATCACTCGCATGGGGAGGTAAAAGCATCGTTCTCATCGCTCTGCCTCCAACCATTCGCTGCCATCAAACACCAGGTCGATAAAGTAATTGGGTTTTATGGTCCACGTCTTCGTCGCTGCGACCATCACGTTATGACTGCCTTGGTTAATCACACGAACGATGAAGCCAGCCCCTAACCACTCCCCACCGGATAAATCGTACTGGGCGATATTGCCTTGATAGATGGACGTCAGCGCTTTTCGGTTATCGCTCTCTTGGAGTGCATACGCCGCCGCATTAATGTCTATGCGCTCAAGCCTTCATGACTTGGCACTTCTACCACTTGACCGTCTTCGCCATCGTCAGCAGGTGCATTGCCGGATGGGACATAAGGTTTAGTCTGAATAGAAATAAGCTGGCAAACCGGAATTTGCCCTGAGCTTAGCTCAATATCTTGACTGGGCTCCACTACGGTCACTCTGACCACTGAAGGTCTGTGCGCGGCGTGCTTAAGCGCACTTTTCGCGACCAACTTACCAAATGAGGTAACGCTGTCGGTGTGCGCCTTGACATGCTCTAGGGCTTCGGCTTTCACCACCTCAGGTGACGCGCCATTCTCCAGCTCGATGTCCAATACCACCACATACTCAACGCGCGTCGCCGCTTCCACGATGACATGGTCGGTGAGGGGTCTGCGCTCATCCGCACTTAAATACGCTTGGACCTTATCAATCAGCCCCTGAGTGGGCGCCCCCTCATTATCCGTGGACATGATTGCCACACGCACTTCACCTGGTGTGGGCGAATACGGCACAGCCGCCAGCACGTTATCGTCCGCACTGAGGGCGTGGTAACGGTAGGCTTGTTCAGGCCCAGCTACGCTGTAGCTTAACGGGGCCAGAAGTAATCTTGCTCGGTAACGCTCATCGTCTTCATCTGCAAGGCGAGGCGTTTGATAATACGTCAGACCAATCAAGTCCAGTGCGGTTTTCTTGGCGTGCGTAATGAACAGCGATAAGACATGACGGTCAAAGTCTTCACGCACCAAAAACTCTCGATATGCGCCGCTTTTGACCAGCCAGGTGGCCGGGTCGGCATTACCTTTATCCAGTGGTATGCCTTCTTGATGTTCAATGTAATCAAAGTGTGCCTGAATGATGGCGTCTAACGTCTCATCATTAAAATACGGCGGCGCAGGGTACTGCGACAGGTCAATGATATCGCTCATAGTGTCGCTCCTAATGTCACGGTGTTATCCCCTTCGAACTCACCCACACACTCCACGGTGACGCTGGACACGGTGGCGTCAACGATACGAATATAAGAGAGGGCAAAATCCTCTAAGCCATTGTCAGCGTGCGTGACCGCTTTGGCGATGAGCATGTACAGACGCATAAACCAGCGTGGGTCGGTGTTACGGTCAACTTCATCCATCACCTGCGCACCAAAACCGCGAGCACAGACCACCTGACCCACGTGCGTTCTCAGCACATCATCAAAGCGCTGCTGTAGATACTCCACGCCATAAATCAGTTTTCCCGTCTCTCGATGCATGCCTTGTTTACTCATCATGCCCCTTACTGCTTCTGCTCAGGTGGTGTCGTTTTCGGCGTTGTAGGCACATGAACATGCCCGTTGTAAATGGTTCGGTCTGCGGCCATGGAGCGCACACTGTCGATGACGTCAGCATCAGATGAGATGTTTTCGGTGACATGCAAACGACCATTGAGGTGCACGAGCTTCGATGTAATCTCGATACGCTCAGGCACCGTAATGCTGGCCGTCGCGCCACTTGGCAGAGTCAGCACCAAATGCTTATCGCCTCGGTGATAAGACGCCAGTGCGCCCTCTGACCATTGCATTAGCGCAAGCTCAGCATCTTGTGACGGCGCCAAACCTTCGACATACGCTGCTGGCAAGACCACCCCTTGCGTTAAATCGCCGTTAGAGAGCACCACGATAGGCTCGCCTTTTTCAGGGCACCACCAGGTTTTGCCATGCTTACCGTTTCGATGTGCAATCAGACTGAGCCAGTCGGTCAGTAGCGGCTCTTCATCTGAGCCATAATTCACCTTCAGAGCGGGGCGCTCGGTATCTACATCGTGCACACGCCCTCGCAGCACGCCTTGTCTGGCCCTTTGCTCTAATCGCTCCAGACGCTCTAAGATAGGAAGCAGAACATTACGATTCATTGGGCTCTCCTAGCTCAATGCGCGCCAGACCTTTACCCAGGCTCTCGTAATCGTCTTTAAAATCAGGGCTCACTTCGCCAATCTCTGGCGCAGGGTGCATAAACGCTTCAAGTTCAACCTGCTCGCCAGGCGGCCACTTACTCTCACCAAGGTGATACCTTTGCGTGAACTCCACCACCCACATGCCAAGGCCCTGCTTATCAAAGGCGTCACTAAAGGCATTTTCCGCACGCTCAAAGACCGCCTCTTCTGCGCCGTCAATGTCCCAGTTCGAGCCATGACCCAATACGGCAATGTGGTCAGCCATATCTTCGGCCGTGACGGTGCGCTTATCGCGGCGACCTTCGCCAGCAATACAGAAAAAGACGAGGCGAGCATTGACGGCCACCTGTCCAAAATCGCGTTGATACGTCTGGTCATAGCGCTTACCAAGACTTGCGATAAACACAGCTGGGCATTGAAACGACACGCGCTTCTCGGTCCCTTCCTTGAACTGCCCAGCGTAACGCTCGACGGTGTTAAGCTCCGGCATGGCGCTTGAGATAAAGCGGACAATGCCATCGATTAAGGTGTCATTTTTCATGCTTGCCCCACCATGTAATCCAGAGCCATTTGCCCAGCACGTCTTCGTCTTTGGCGCTTAGCTAAGTATTCGCG